CATAATCTTCATTGAAGAACATCGACATGTTTCCATCCATTGCTATATTTAAGAAGTCAAGACGCATACATACAGTGTATAATCCTACCTTATAGTTCTCAAAATCAACAGAAGTTTCATCAAGAATCCTGTCTCCTTGGAATGGACATTGGCGATTGGAAATAGATCAATCAGACTTTCGACAGCATAGGATTGGACCTTACTCTATATTTTCTGGATGGGATTGTTTTTATTGTCTAGAGAACAAGTTAAAATATGAATATCCGCCTAGATGTGTGATTACTTGTGACCTAAATGTATATGTTTTCATCTATATTGCTAATATTTATATGGGCAGAAACGTATTCTTTGAATATACTGAAAAGAAATATAGTCAATACGACACTGATCTATGTAAATATGTGGTAGATCCCTTCTTCATGAATGGGTTTATAGGATTACACTGTAAATTCTGCAATAGGAGTATTAAATAATGTTTCCAGCCACATATTCTCGTTTTACTATTGGAATTTTCCACACGATACTTTAAACAGCTCAATGTCTTCATCAGTTACCGAATATATTGAGGGATGTGCCTTTCTGCGCTGACACCAAAAACAATTGTTATTTTTGCCGCCACAATATTCATCATGTCCATTTTTGTCAGATTCTGCATATGCACGCCATAGCCAAGTATTTTCTTCTTTTAGCTGCTCCATTTGTTTATAATATCTCTATTTTAAATCTATTTGTCAATACATTGCTTATAAAGCAATGTATGATGTTCACTTGACAGGAACAGCAGCAGGAGCAGTTGCAGCAACCGCGGCGGCAGCAGTGGCAGCATTCGCTGCAGCAACAGCAGCCTTCTTGGCATCCAAAGCAGCCTTGCGAGCAACCTTCACGGCGTTCTTCGCGTCCTCACGCTTCTTGCGGTTGGCATCAGTGCGACTCTTCAGCTCCTTCTCGCGAGCCACCAAGGCCTCAGTCACCTCCTTGGTCAACAAGCTCGGCAGCACTGGAATGGAACGATCGAAGAGCAACGGGATCAGATGCTGGAGTGCAGTGTGCGTGATGTAGCGAGCACCATCCTTCTCCCAGATCTGCTTCTTGTCCAACGTGCTGAAGAACTCACCGAACAGAGAGATCAAAGCATCATTCAAGCGCACCTCAGAACGCTTGGCATCGTTCTTGAGCTTGGCGTTGTCCAAATACCACGTGAAGAGCTGAGTGCATTGTGCAATGTTCCACACGGCACTTCCTCCAATCTCGACTTGGGGCTTGAGCTTCAACGCCTCAGTGAAGTCTCCGTGAGCGTTGACAAAAGCAACAGTCTTGGCACTGACGTAGCGCTCCTGCTTGAAACCTCGGTTTCCACCAGTTGCAACACGCTTGGTGACGCGCTTCTGCTTCTTGCACAGCTTCTTGTAGAACACGACAGTATGTTGCAATGACTTGATGAGATTGGTGTACTCAGTCTTTGCCGGCGCATCGTCGGGCAAAATGTACTTCTGCTTGTTCTTGCCAGTCAACATCTGGCTCAATCCGGAAATGACTTGAACGATGAGGTTGATGCGAGCCTCCCATTCCTCTGGGGTCAAAGGAGGACGAGCCTTGGCCTTGGTGCGAACTTTCTCAGTAGCTCCTGACATTTTTCAAAGATGTTTTGTTTCTATGCCGTCGAAAAATTTTTATAACTCATATTGCTTTGTCATAGCTTCATCGAACACATTGAATGATAAAATGAACCTCATTTTATTAAGCCTTTCTCGGTTGAGAGCCACAAAATTTTATCACACGTCCAATTCCCTTTGCATCTTGAAGCATTATCACGACTCTTCAATTTGGCTTTTTCTACATAATCATAAGGAAATACATCAAGTCCTATTTTTCCTTTTTGAGTATCAGTCTTAATATATCCTTCCCTTATCAGAAGATCTTCTTGTAGAAAGAGAAAGTCTCCATGATATGCTCCTATTTCAATGATATAGACATCATTATCACCTTTCTTATATGGTACTTTTACTTTACCTGTACAAAGCTTCACTCTATAACAATGGTTACGAGCATCTACTTCATTTGCACAATATTTGAGCTGAGCTTTAGCACCCTCAAATATGAGGTCTGTCTTAGAACTTGTATCTTGTACTTCTGTACAAGTAAAACCATTCTTCTTACAGAAGAAGGAGAATCGCTTTAAGGATTCAACTGATGCTTGCATGTTTGGAGTAATAGAAGATTCAAATACGGCATCAGTGACAATGATGCTTAATGGCAATAGCTGAATCAATCTTTCTCTAAAGATATCCCATTCGCATAGAAGTTTAGAAAAAGTGCCACCAAGTTTAGCGCCTTTAGTCATTGATGCAGCACTACCTTCATGTATCTTTTCGTAAAGAAAGGCTAATCCTATACCTTCTTCTTTATTAAGTCCAACTACTAATAGTCCAATTGGGTAATTCTTTCTAGCACCCATTTTATAATCTGTTCTGTTTCCTGTTTTTCTTTTTATAGTAATTGCTTTAACTTGGAGACCTCTCGTGCATGTCTCATTTTGAAGCATATAATAAATGTCAAACTTAGAATTTGCTACATCTTTCCATACCTTTGTTACAATAGGAATATTTGAAAGTAATTCAATGACATGTTGTTCTGCCACATTACCGGTTGCAGTTGTTTTGGATCCATCCATTTAATAGAATTTTCATGACAAATTTAAAATTCATTTGAACGTGATGCTATGATGGTGAAGAGTATTTTTTCATAACATGAAGCAGAGTTTGGAATTTTGGGTTGAGCGGGACAATTCAAAATTTTTCATGCAAAATATTTTCTGCTTAGTCAAAAGAGTATAAGATGAGCTCTCAGCCTACGTCCAACCTAGCTAGCGGCTGGCTCGATTTAGCGGCGTTTGCTGACCTGGATACCGTCATCTACGATGGACCCCAAGTGACGACGCTCCACTCCAAGGAGATCAACCCGGTCTCGTACTTCACGAGGATTCCAGTACCGATGAAGGGAACCGGACAATCCAGCTCAGTGACGTACACGTATGCGAAGTCAGCCGACTTCGCTGAGAACACGTGGTTCGTGTACAATACCCCGGATATCACTGTGAACGCTGGCGTGCAGAACCTGTACCGCATTGCGTATTGCCCCAATCAGGGTCACAACGCAGTGAACACCGGTGCGTTCTGCGTGAACGACATTCCGATTGTGAAGTTCGACAGCATCGCCATGGACCAGTTGTCCGAGGCCAACCTCAACAACAACGTCTACGACGCCTACATGCGCATGATTGGAAACACGAACAAAGCTGTCAACTGGACATCTCATCTGCCCCCGATCAAGGTCAAGGTGCCGCTGCACGAGCTGTGGTATTGCCAGAAGGAGGATCCCGTCCCCGGCAACGCGCTGCCTCTGTGCTGCCTGAAGCAGAACACTGTGACCCTGCAGTTCGAGTTCGTCAGCAGCTTCACGGAGCTGATCCGCATCCAGCAGAACCAGGCTGCCAACCCGTCTGCGGACCCAGCCAACTGGCAGGACATCAACCCCGCCAACGTCAACTTGGCCAACATCGTGACCGTGTTGGGACCCAATGGTCTTGCGTTCCCCACTCCCTACATGTGGACGGAGTACGTGTTGGTGCAGGATGACGAGCGTGCCATGGACCAGGCCTCGACCATTGACACCATCATCGAGCAGGTGCAGCGCTTCTCGAGCCAGAAGATGGCTGTGGGTGACACTCGATTCACGTTCCACTTCAGCTACCCCATGCGCTACTTGTTGTTTGCGGCTTTGAACCAGAACGCTGTGACCAACAACTACTACAGCAACTACACGACGAACCCGCTGGACAACACTGCAGGTCTGGACCCCATTCGTCAGGTGACTCTGTGGTACGACAACGTGGCGCGCTTCCAGAACTTCTACGGAGACCACTTCTCTGACCTGGAGTTCATGTGGCATGCGGCTCGCGTTCCCGCTGTCACTGGCATGCATTTGCTAGCGTACTGCTACAAGACCACTGCCACCGAGATCGATGGTTCGTCCAACTACTCCAAGTTGGCCACCGACCTCGAGGTCATCATCTCCGAGACCTCCACGGACACCACGGACCCAGCCACCATTCCCTCTCAGTATACCGTGGAAATCGTTGGAACCTCAATGAACCTCGTGAGAATTGCGGGTGGTGCACTGGCATTTCCTTCTTTCTCTTCCGCGTAAAATTCCGTGGGGGATTTGCGCAAAAGATTTCAAAACTCAAAGGGTTTTGAAAAGCATCTACGTGATTTACTGTCATTCGTATCCAGCTTTATTTTTGAGATCTTCATCAATATGACAAAATAACGAAAAAGCTCGTGGAACTAGATTCACGATTCTTCCCAAAAATTATGTTGTGAAGCGAATTTTAACTTTTCTAATCACATCATTATGTGAAAATGGACAAAAGAAACAGGGTTGAACAAACACTTGAAACTATTCGTGCATGGACAGAAACTAATAACTACAAGTTGGTGAGAGGTCATTATGTTAAGGAATCAAGCATTATGACATGGCAATGTTTACTTTGTAACGGTGAAGAATTCGATGAATCTTGGAGCTATATGAGGAAAAATGGCATAGTTCGATGTAAGTGCCGGCCATCACGCAAACAGATCAATATGTACAATGATATTGTTAAATGGTCACTAGAGAGAGATCTAGTTTTTCTTTCTGAAAGGTATATTCGTCATGATTCACTCTTAATGTGGATGTGCAATAGGTGTGGTGAGGATATAAAGAGCGATTGGAATGAGATAAGTCGTGCAAGAACAACCATTTGTCTTTGCAGGAAACCGGAATCTAAAGAAGTTCTCAAATTGAGAGAGTTAAACATGACATCTGGATGTAAGTTGATTACTCCCTTTGAGGATTATAGAACTGTACAAGACGATTTAATATGGGAATGTCCTTTACATGATAGATTTAAAAGACAACTCAATCTAATTAATATGTACGGTTTCGTATGTCGCGAATGCACAGGAGCACAAGATACTAGAAAGCTTACTATTGAAAGAGTAAGAGAACATTGCGAATATGCAGGGTTCAGTCTGAATGAAGACAAACCTGTTGTCTTCCAAAACAATAGAAGCAAGGTTCCTGTGATATGTCTCACATGTGATTATCCGGACGAAAGAAGGATTGCTAGTTTATCGCAAGGATATTCTTGTATGAATTGTTATAAACAATTGGGAATAGATCAATGTATTGCGAAAATCAAAAGATTTTTGGAATTGCGACGAAGTAAGTTAATGGGAATCACAGATTTTAAGGATAGATTTAGCAAGGTGATTGCTGTTTGTCAAAATAATCACGAATTTCATCCTAGTCTAAGTTCTCTTACTCATGGCAATTGGTGTAAATATTGTGTACCGCATAAGTTCACATACAGAGAAGTGCAAAATATAATAGAAGCAAGGGGATGGGTATTAATTTCAGAAGAATACAAGGATTGCAATGAGAAACTCGCAATTGTATGTGACAACGGTCATCCGATATATAAGACGTTAAATTCAGTAAGAGTTGGAAAAGGATGTATTGATTGTTATAACTTGAGAAGAGGTGACACATTAAGATTGACATTAGATGATTACCATGCAGTAGCAGCACATCAAGGATTTAACTTCATCGATGTTCTTCCTAAGAACAATGAAGAAAATGTTTTGTGGCAATGTCGATATAACCATATATGGAAAGCATCTTTTCATAATGTAGGAGGTGTCAACGAAACTGGATGTCCTCGTTGTTATGAGAAAGATAGACAATCTAAGAATGAACGCAAATTATGTAATTGGCTTGCATCCTTATCTAAAGATATCTGTTCTAATTACGAACATCCAAAGAAGTTCGCAGATCTTGTCGATAAGAAGCAATTATCATATGATGCTTTTGGTCATTTCGTTGGAGATGCTATGCGTGTAGCATTTGAAACTGATGGTAAACAACACTATGAACCATGTGAATTCTTTGGAGGTCAGAAAACATTTGAAACTCAGAGATGTCACGACATCTTGAAGGAAGAGTACTGTATACGCAACAAAATACATCTGATTCGCGTCAAATATGATGAAGTCTTTGATACTGCTATCATTCGGGAATTCGAACGAGCTGTGGAAGCTCATTGCAAAGGAGAACTATACGTTCATCGCATTATTATGTAATACATAGTTCAATTGAAATATGTATTAAGTTTTTGACAAAAAGAAAATGAATTGCTCTCTAGCTTGGGAACTTGTATGCTATCGATTAGAAACGCAGTCTATAGTAGCAATTTTTAAGACAAGCAAAATGCTCAATTCTCTTTCTAAGAGACTTCAACTTTGGAGTGAGCTAATGAACCGTGATTTTGCGGTTTATGCTTCGTTTTTAGCATTAGATTATAGAGAATGGCTCTACAAAGAACTTTATAAGTATGGTGCATATTTCGGTATTGAAGAGTATATCAATCTTTATCCTGGTAAAATTCTATATGCTTTTTTTCATTATGACTTGGGGATAGGAATTGTGACTTCTAGAGATCCTCTTACTCTAGATACTGACAGAGTATATTTAAGAATTCCAACAGAAAATCATGTCAATATCGTTGGACATATTTCATCTATCAATGGAGAAGAAAGAGACCAACAGATTGAAGATCTCACTTTCGCAGAAGATAATTTACGTGATAAAGATTGTGGGTATTCGAAGTTTCAATATAAGAATGGAAAATATATTTTTGTTAGATTGTCAAAAAAGAATGGAATAACTTTTCCATTGAAGAAGGTAGATAGTTCCCTTTGGGATTTAGTTGTAGATTGGTTACACAAGCATTTCAAGATCGAAAGGATTGATGTATTTTACTTTACAGTCAAATTTACCGGAAGATTGCTTGAAGGAAATATTCTAAGCACAACAGATCCAGATAACATTTATAATGATGAAATGTCAGACATTTCCAAAACGTTAAGTCAGGGAATTATGAACTACACATTAACAAAACTAAAACTTTGTTGTCCGAAAAACAGAATTGGAATTGTTGAATTAGAGTGCGGAGAAATAGAGGTCTGGTTTGATATAATGAACGGTGAAAAAATACCCTTTTGTGAATCAAATTTTTCAGAATCTTGGAGTGGTTTCTTTATTTAATTGATATTCTCATTCACAAACTCGCTACAAGATCATCTAGCCAATCCGTATTCTTGAACAATCCAATGAACAAGTATTCACCGGTCTCACATTTCACTCTGCAATTTCTGACAATCTGTTGCTCTTTTTTGTTATTTCTTGCAAGTCTTGTAACAATCTCTGTTTCTGGCACCCTACTGAGATTATCATTCAGTTTACAAATAGCATCATATAGTTGATGTTCGTTCAAACCAAAGTTGCTTACAATCTTCTCTTTGATCAATGCACTCTTAAACTCATCTACATTGATCCTTGGTCTTGATGTCTTACTTTTAGCAAAGGCTTTAGAGAATCTATCACCCAAGAGTCTTACAGCAATATTGACTGTATCATCTGGTTCTAAGAAGCTCAATGGAACAGGAACAGATTTGTTAATATCTTGGAACTCTTTCAATATATCTGCAGTGGAGCTCACATCTAGAACATCAATTCTAATATCGAAGTTGGGATACTTTCCACTGTCGATGAGAGCCTTCATTGTGATATATCTATGTTGACCATCAATGAGCCATATATCCTTTGAAGCTCTATCTCTGCACAATAGAAGGGATCCTCTGAATGTGAAGTATCCATATTTTTCGAATTGTGATTTCTGAAATGGTAAGAGTTCTTCCAAACGTGAACCATCAAAGCTTCTCTGACCTTCCCAAATTCTTATAGGTTTAGAATCGAGTTTATCAGATGATATCATGTATGAAGATTGATTTCCTATGACACATAGCAGCTTACCAAGATCTTCCATTTAATGATTATGTCAATCATTAAATATTATCATTTAATCGAATGATGTAATGTTATAATCACAAGATTCGCATTTCCATTTCGTAAATCTGCTACCGTCCATACCTGTAGGATACCATTGAGTAGTATCTAAATAATATAAATACATTGTGGCAGGCAATATTACGCAGTTTTCTGGATGTATATCTTCTAGTTCACCTTCAAAAAACACACGTACATAATCGTGTTTTTCCTCATCAAAACTATAAATACATTGTTTTCCGTCAATATCTGAATCGTTATCTTTTATTTCACCTGGAATTCCGATTAATCTACAGTAAACCAGACACTTTGGACATTGCAAATGATAAACTTTACATGTTGGACATATAAACCATATCTCATCTGATTCATGACCCAGACTTATACATTCAATTTTAGTATCACCTATTATTATCTCACGTTCACATTCTTCACCACTATCAGGCATTGTATGCTTGATAGTATCACCATCACATTTCAGGCACTTCATTTTGATTTATAATTGAGTAAAACGTCAATTAAAAAATCAATATAATCGAACTAAACATTAAGATGTTTCGTCCTAGAGCATCTGGTGATATACTAGCCTCTAGATATTCTCAGAAAGGAATAGTTCTTCCTATTCATGAGTTGCATCATTTCTATAGTGATAAGAAAGCGAGAACTGCTGCTCCTGACGATTATTTTGATTCTGACGATATTAAGATTGTCATGGATCAAACTGGGGTATGCTTCGACACTGCTGTTTTTCTATTACAAATGGCAAATGGAAACCTTATTAATGCTATAGAGACATATCAACATGCACTTGATTTTGGTGGCAATTTCTTTGATCCTCAATGAGATAAGTGAATAGATATATTTAACAATTTCTATATCCAAAATGGATGCGGAAATACCTTTGACAATAGTTGCTTGGAATCCTAATGGTATACGCGCACTATGTAATAAGAGTTCCAATGAAGTCAAAAGATTAATCAAAGAAACCAATCCAGATGTTCTCATCTTCAACGAGATCAAAGGTAATAAGACTCCCAATGTTGCAAAAGAGATTGAATCTATTGTAACCAAGGTTATGCCTGGATATACATGGATATGGAATCACTCTTCTAAGAAGAATGGACAACATGGCATATGTATTGGAGTCAGAGATACCATTGTCGTGAAGGACATCTTCTTCAACTTTCATGGATATGACGAACCATATGAACATGAAGGAAGGATCATCACTATCCTTCTCGACAAATGTGTCATCGTAGGCATATATGCTGTGAATGCAGGACAAACAGTGATTGATAAGATTGATAAGAAGCTCGAGTGGATGGCAAAGCTCATGCTTCATTGTGAGAAGATGAAAGAGTTCTATCCAACATTGCCAGTGATTATCATGGGTGATTGGAACATTGCTCCTACAGCTATAGATATTCACAATCCTACTAAGAATGATGGAAGTGCAGGATATACGAAGCAAGAAAGAGAATGCTATGCATGGTTTTTGAGTAGAGGTTGGATTGATGTCTTCAGACATAAGAATCCAGACACAGTGAAGTATACATATTGGAATAATGTTACTAAGGCTCGATCAAGAGGTTCTGGGTGGAGGATAGATCATTGTGTTGTTAACAAAGAAGTAGAAGAGAAGCTCATCTTCTCAACATGTGAGATATTGGATGATTATATGGGTTCCGATCATTGTCCTATCCTCTTTCGAATTGATCTCTAATCATATCATTCATGTTCTCGATAGAACATGAATTTCATTCACATTTACATTCACCGCAATCATTTCCAGTATCAGCTATTTGAGCTTGTATACACATGATACGGTCACATCCAGTTCCAGATGTCACAGGACTTTTGCTTATCACAAGGAATCCTGTGGCACCTGTTGTTAAGATGTGCAAGTATATATTGTGATCAGAATGGTATGCTGTTTGAGCTGCTATAGCATTGTTGATGATTGTCGTGACATTTGATGAATTGTAACTAAGAGAATTACTGAATGGTGTGTCTGTTGCAGGATGTGCATTGAATAGTAATGACCATATAGCTACTTGAATATCATTGGAAGTGTATCCAATTGCTTCATAGTTTTGGGCTTCATTGAGGATTTGAACAATTGCGATTAAATATGTCGTGTAAAGTGTTCGACTTCGGTCACAACTGAAAGCTTCACGATATGTAGAAACAATGTTTGAATCAAATAATGATATGATCTCTGCAATGTATAGTTGTCCAGTATTTATAGTATCATGTGTGTCCATGGACCAAACACTATACATACCATTTGGATTGTTAGTTGTTATGAGTTTGTAATCTGTAGCAGTTTCTGATGTGATGAAACCATTAACATAGCTTGTAATGTCAGGATTCTTTCTGACATCAGTACTTCCAGGAGATTCAATATACCATGTTGTCTCATTTGGTCCAAGTGATGAATATTGATGAGTTGAATTTTCCCACTCATTGATTAGAACAGCGTCATCTATGTCTGTTAGAGATACTTCTAATAATAGGATTTGATTGCAACCAGAACCTGAAGTAATAGGAGAATAACTTATGACGAGTAATGCTCCTATGTTTCTACTAACAAGTTGACAGACATCACCATTTGCAAGATATGCATTTTGTGCTGCTATAGCACTAGCGATGATAGCTTGAACGTTTGCAAGAGTGTAGCTCATACCATCATTCACAGGTGTATCTGTAGTAGGATGTGCATTGAACAATAAGGACCATATAGCGACTTGAATATCATTCACAGTATAACCTAATGCTATGTAGTTTTGAGCCATATTGACAATGGCTATGAGTGCATCTAAATATGTTGTGTAAATAGGATTACTTGAGCAATGATAAGCACTATTAATTATTGAAATGATGTTTGGATCGAGCAATGATATGACATGTGCATTGTATAACTGTCCTATTTTTATAGTATCATTGACATCCATACACCAGACACTATAAACTCCGCTTGGATTGCCAGAAGTTATGAGTTGAAAGTCAGTGGTGGTTTCTGAATCAATAAAACTGCTAAGATAACTTGGTATGTTAGGATCTTTTCTCGAATCGAGAGATCCTAATTCTATATACCAATATATCTCTTTGAGTTCTCTTGAAGAATAGTTTTCATTGAATGAAACAAGAGTCTCAGTACATACAGTATTGTGACATGTGAAAGATGGATCATGATAAGGAGCCATCGCAAAATGCTTCTCAGGTTTAGAAGGCTGAGTGAATGCGAAAATCAATAGCAAGATGATGATGACAATTATGACAAACAAGATGAAAGAAGACTCTTTCATTTTAGTTAAGAATGATTTTTTAAATCATGGATGGACAAAACTACTCACATATTTCCTAAACATGTTGATTAAATAATGGAAAACAGTACTACAATCTTCTTCGTGTCCTTATACCAATACGCATATCACTAACACTCTTGGTAATCTCTCTTACATCACTCCAAGGTGTAAATGATACAACCAAAGATTCTATAACCGAATCTTTATCTCTATAAGAGAGATCGCGAAGAATGCCATAATCTGAAATAATATAACCCTCAGCTTTCAAAATTGCAACAGCCTTGTCTTCCATTTCTTGAGAAGCTTCTCTTTTTAATTCGTTCAATATTTGGGAGCCCAAATGTCACTTTCAATGATTGCAATGTTCTTGCCTCTTCTGACTTTTCCAAATCCATCCTTACCCCATCCTGTACCCCATGAGTTACGAATAATCCAATAAGGTACATCTTCACCTTTAATAACTTCAACACCAAAGCCCATAATACCTATTGCGTGATATCCGTCATATTCTTTGGGATCTGATGGCCATGGATGACCATAGATATATGTTCCATCATATAAGTATAGATTTTGGAGTAATTGCTTGCTATTGAGAGGATCGTAGACTCTGATGGTTGCTGTGACGGGTCCAAAAGCTCTAATGTCATACATTATCTGTTGCATGTTGTATTCGAGCTTTCCTTTGTCTTTGAGTTCGTTCACTGAATAGGGATTCACACGATATGTTGATGATGCTTTATAGAGGCGTGCATTCTGTCCTTCTCTTGGTTGAAAGCAGAAGTATTGATCTGAACCTAGGTTGCTATTTGTTTGGATTGAAGAGAAAGAATAGACACCTGTCTTTCTAATATAGTCCATTACTTCATCCATATAATGACCATCGCATACAGTATCACACACTGCATTCTTATGATCACATTTCATGCATGCTGCAAGATGATATTGAGATATGTGGTCTTCTTGAGTCATGTCGTTACCACCACTAGCGATCTTTACACGATCGCCAAATACACCGGATGCTGAGAATGCCCAACATGAACCACATGTACCTTGATCGGTAGCAGGTTTCATTCCGAGTATAGACCAATGTTCTCTAGAATCGAAGTTTCTGGGAAGAGAAGCGAGTTCTGTCTTGTTATGTTTGGGTGCCATTAAGAAAGGTCTGTGATCGGATCTGAGATATGATGGTAATGTCTCTGATTTGTATTTCTTGATAGAAGGATTTCTAACTTCACATGATGTACAAGATGAAGTGTTCCAGATGAAGTATATGAGTAAGATTACCAAGAGGATGACAATAATAAAGAATACTAATTGTTTGTTGTCCATATTGTTTATTCGGCTCTTTCTTTATTTTGTAAAATGGATGGTACTCAGTAAAATGAGTTGTCCTGTTCGAGGTGAATTCGACAAATGTGAACTCGTCACAACTAGTGATGGCGGTCAATATTATCACTTCATACCAAAGTCTCAATTAGGTACCAGTAAACAGCCAGTAACTTCTGCTCGTAAGGTTGAGAAAACTGTACCTCAAGAAACAAGGTTCAAAACTGAAGCACTTAAGACTTCAGCTGGAGCATTACTTGCTTTAATTAGACGTCTCAATCAACATCAACAAGCTGGCATAGATTATTCTGTGATCAATCAATATTTCCTTGGACAATTGAATACGACTAACACCAATCCCATGGGAAATGGTTATATCTTGTCAATACTGACTTATGATCCTCGGAACGATACACCCTTGACATATGCCACTGTTATCAGTTCCTTGAGCAATGCTCCATCATCAATTGATTGGACGACAATATGGGACACAATTGATGGATTGCATTTTGATTGAGAATGAGAATCACAAATTACATTGAATGTAATTTGTGAAAAGTGTGGGGAAAGCTTAGTTTGTGGCACAAGAGCATCCTGGGAGCGAAAAAATTTTCAAGTAAAAGTTTCGATTGAAATAAAATCGTGCAAATATTTTGTCTCTAGTTGAAAGGAAGATGTCTCTTAAGGCTGGAGCAACTCGTCGTGGTGCTGCCGCACCCGCTGCTACTCGCGGTGCCGCTGCTGCTGCTACTCGTCGCGGTGCCGGTGCCCCGCCCGCTGCTACTCGTCGCGGTGCTGGTTCTGGTGAAGGAGCCGCCATTGCTGATGCCGAGGCAGCTCGTATGGATGCTGAGGCTGCGGCTGCCGCTGCTCGTCGCGCGGAACAAGATCTCGGTACTCGTGCCGGAGGTGCTGCTCGTGGTGGTGTGGGACGCCCAGGACGCGCTCACCCTGTCGGAGGAGGTGGCAACTGGATTGTGAATCCTACCAATGGAAACGCTATCAAGATCTACGGAGAGGATGCTTCGAACCGTGTCAAGCAGCCCGCTCAGCTGGTGAAGACCTATGCTGAGCTGCTGGCTACTGGCCAAGTCACTGGCAACGAGGCAAGGTACAACACCAAGCAGGAGGCTCTCGATGCTGGTGCTGATACTCGTGCGGGTGGTCGCGCTCGCGATGCTCAAGGACGTATGGCACGTGTGCCAGCTGCGGAGCGTACCACAGCTCGTCGTGCCTTCTACAACACTACTACCAATCGCACCAACCTTTTGGGCACGAGGACCAAGGTGCCAGAGGGAGCCATTGTCCGAGCTGGTGATCCCCGTGCTGCTCGTCAGAACGATGCGCGCACTGGTCGCATGGAGACTCAAGTCCAAGCCACTGAGCGCGATGCCAAGAGGCAGGCGACCGAGGCCGCAGTTGCTGCTGGTATTTCCAAGTCCAAGACCGTTTCCAAGCGCGCTGCTCAGGGTTTGCCACCCATCAACCGCAAGCCCACGAACCCCAACAGCATGTACATTCGTGCTGGCAAGGTCCCCAAGAACAGGCCTGATGGTGAGCGAGCTTGGATCTTGGTCGGTGGTCCCACGTACAAGGATCTGGTGTACGCCGGTGAGGATCTCTCTCAGTACGATGAGGTCACGCTTGCTGAGCGTGAGGCTCAGTCCGCAGCGAACTCTGCTGCGCGCAACAGTGAGCGCAGGAGCACTGGACCCAACGCTCGCCGAGCGAACGAGTCTATCGAGGACTTCCGTGCTCGAGGAGGCGCACGCCTTGCTGAGTACCGCAATGAAGAGTTCGATCTCGTCGTCCAGAACCAGCCCTCGAACCGTCCCATCGGTGTTCAGCACGCTGACGGCACTATCGTCGGAAGTGCTCGCAAGCTGGCCCATGAGACTGGTCTCGCAGCTGGTGCCAGCGACGCTCAAGTTGTGGCTCACATCAAGCAGATGGTCCGCAACGGCACGATCCTTCTGCCTCTCAGCCGCAAGAAGAAGATGTCCGAGCGCGCTCCCGTCCGTGGTCAGGAGAACCAAGTCTAAACGAACTCACATGTTCAAGCATTGCATTTTGTGCAATGTTTGCTTAAATAAGATCTATCGATAATCTAATTTATGTTTATTTCAATCATAAATGATAGAATCTCTTGATGAAAAATATGAATTACTTGAGATAATTGGAAAAGGCAGTGATGGAATAGTAAGGAGAGCTAAGGTTTTACAAGATGATAGTGAAATCGCAATTAAGATTATTAACATTGATGTTGTTAGTAGTGAAATTGGTAGAGAAATTACAGAATACGAATTCAAAGCACATAAGTCTTTTTCACATGAACATATAGTTAAACTTTATGATTACTATATAGCACCTGGAATAGGATATTGCATTTTAGAATTGTGCGGAGATTCACTTGATGTATATCGTAGAAACAAAAATCGCATATTAGGCCAAAGCGAATCAATATTTATACTTCATCAGATGTGTCTAGCCGTAGATTACATGCATAAGAAAGGTTACAAACATTTGGATATCAAATCTTCAAATATTGTTGGATGTGGAAGCGTTTGGAAGCTAATTGATTTTGGATTCACAACAAAGAATAGAACTACCTATTTTGTTAGCGGAACACTGATATACATGCCACCAGAAATGTTGCCAATCTATATACATGAAGGAAATGAAGAACTAGCCATTCAGACTAGACCCATTGATATATGGTCATTAGGAATCTTATTTTATGAGATGACCATAGGTATGTATCCTAGATATGCCATTCAAGCTGCAGATCGTAAATTTGAGGAGCAACTTCAGGTAATGCAAAGTTATGATTTCGCAAGAGATTTCTCAAGATTGAGTGACAAGAATGCTGTAGATCTCGCATTAAGAATGTTAAACAAGGATCCAAAAACAAGGATTACCATTAGTGAAGTTTTGGAACATACTTTTTTTCATACATTTAGAACTTATACAACATTACTGAAGTTTGACAATGATACAGTTATGGCAGTCGAATGGAAAAACAGCAAATCTGAAGAAGGATCAAGTGCATTTGTAAACATTCTCGGCCCAGATTGTATTGGAATCTTTGTTGCAGGAATTGTCGAAAAGGGTAAAGCTAATGAATTAAAAGCATTTCTTACAAGAGTTGATTCCATGGCATATATAAACGAGTTAGCAAGTATGAAGAAGTCAGATCAATATATCTTCGGAGATTATATTTGATTCACAAATTGTTTTATGATTTTAATCAACCTTATACTTAAATGTCATTATTGATAGCATATATTGAGAAAGATCCCCTTCGCAGATTGCATATTAATGATTACAAAAAGGAAGAACATTCAGGACATGTTTTTTGCCCTTATGAACATGCATTGATTGGTAAGCAAGGTCTTAAGAAAACATGGCATTTCGCACATGTCACTGCTTCTGATTGTGAAGCGTCACGTCTCATGGGATCGTTTCATCGTTGGTGGCAAGATCGGGTAATAGACGACTTCTTAGAGATTCGAATGCAGAAAGAAGAAATAAAACACATTGCAGATATGGTCAATGGTGACGATCTAGTCATAGAATTTCAGAAATCTGTTGTGCCACAAAGTGTTATCATTGATAGAGAATCATTCTATGGTAATATGATATGGATTATATGTTGCTCTGAAGGTCATACTTTCAAAGAAGTTAAGACTTGCGGAAGATATAAGCGTTTAAGAATGCAAGCAGGAAGCAAGTTTTTCTTGGATATAAAGAAACGTATGTTCTTGGATTTTGATCTCAGAGGAGTGTTAGAAGTCTTGAAGATAATGAAGAAGGATACAAGTAAGCCTGAGTTCATTGTAAAAGTTTGGACTCAAACAGAATTTGACGAACAGTTCATGCGAGGATGTCTGAAACCAGATTGTGACACACGCGTACATAGACCTCCCTATGAAGTCCAAGAAAAAGACGTCAAGTATGAAGATGCTGAAAAAATTCTCATGTCCAAAGGAAAGTAAAAAAGCACAAAAAGTTAAAAAATTTGTCCAGCTATAGAAAAAGAGAATCAAGATGGGAGACAAGGGTCTGAATTTGGCTCAGCTGCTGTTCTTTGTGGCAATCGTTGCCTTGATTGTTGGTTTGGTGTTCCACATCATCTACCTCGTCAAGGACCGTTCTGTGGAGACTCCTCAAGATGAGTACAACAGTGACAACGCGAAGATGTTCTATCTGCTCGCTGTCGGACTCGCCATTGTGGCCATGCTCTTGGCTGCCAAGGAGAAGCGTGACATGTAAATCACAAGACCATTGATCTGCATGTATTCGAAAATCCAATATCCCAACGGATATTGGATATTTATTTGCGTGTGAATACAAAATCAATATTACATTCACTACACTTCCAAAAATGTGGCATATCACCTTTTGGACCACAAGGAATCCATCCTTCAACATTGAAGTTCTTCTTACCTTCATCTGAAAGATCATAGCGAGGCTTAGTCTTTGAAAGGACCTTCGTATTGGCAGGTAACAATTCTTGTTTTCCAGTACCCGCATCTCTCTTGTAATGTCTCTCACTCGTAGTAATACCCATATGACCCATAAATTGACACAATTCTTCACATTTGCGACACATGACAGAAATCACTGTACAATTTGAACAAGTGAAGAAATGAACCTTCTTACAATCTTCAGGTTTCCATTCAATGAACATGATGTTGCCTTCTTCAATACATCCATCATCTTCGTCAACACAACTAGATGTCGCCCTTTCATCATACATATCCATAAGATGTTCACATCTACCACATGGGATGTCAAGATCTTCAGGTGCTTCTTCTTGTGGATTCATTTTGATTTTAAATTCATTCAAAAATCTATTTTGATCATTCATTTATATTGCTCATACGAGCAATATATACCTAAGAATAAGTATTGTGTTTATTATCCTCGGACAAGAGGCTGAGGACGTCCACGCCCGTGTGCTCGCACATTCTGATGCGACTTGTCCTTGCGAGCCTTCACAGTATAGCGCTCAGGTCCAGAAGAAGCAGTGACACGAACCTTCTTCTGGATTTGAGGACGCTTGCAAGAAGGAGCCTCGGTCTTGAGACGGGTCAACTGCTCACTCGGAATAGAAGCAGTCACTGTTCCGGCACGAAGAATGTTGAGAGCTCCGGTACCACAGTCGCTGATGCAACGCACGGCAATCTCGACACCTGTAGGAGGTTGAGCCAAAGCAACATACTGAGTGCTGCAAGGAACAGTGTCAACGTGAACACCGTGAACGAAGACCTCGACGCTGGTGCAGCAAGGCTCGCAGTTCCATCCAATCTGAAGACCGTTGCAATCATTGTCAATGATCCAAGCCTCAATAGAATCGGAGACACAGTTAACGTTAACATAGTTGACCTCTTTGCAGCTGCCTGCTTGTCCACAGTGATTGTAGGGAACAATCATGTAGCAAATGCAGGGTTCGCATGTCTCAATGACAATAGAAGTAGAGCTAGTCTCAATCAACTGGGTGTAGTTGGATTGAGATACACAAGTAGTGCAGGGACGCTGAGCGCAGCATTCTCCGTCAGGACCACATGCAACCTTGTAGCTTCCAGCAGTCTTACGAGCTCCTTCGCCATGAGGAGGACAAGTGTTGACAAAGATGCGATAACGAGTAGCGTTAGGGGTAGGGTCCCAAGAAATGGTGACTTCACCCGAGACTGAAGTATCAGTCTTAACTCCTCCCACAGGATCAGGAGTGGCAGCAACACATGTGCCTACACGGTTTGATGTGAGTGCATACAGAATCCACAAAACGATGATGATCACAACGACGACCACGACGATTGTCGTCAATGATTGACTCATTTTAGTCGTGCCGGAGAAATTTTTTCATTATACATAAGAAACCTTAAGTCTGATTCTTTTTCATTCCTAAGATATGACATATGAATCATCGCATCATCATATCGTGGTATCTTAATATTGAAACGTGACATACCCTTCACATGAAAATCTTGTGAGAATATATCTCCATTCGGAAGTTTGTGATATATTCTATATATATCAGCATTCTGTAATATATTAAGAGTGAAGGTCATTGGATCTCCTCTTTTGAGAATCTTCAATCCAAGATTCTCAAGATTGAAGGTTGTATCAGACATCACTTCAACCTCAATCTCTTGACTTTTGAAACCTTGTTTGGCAATTCTGAAGTATACATATTGATATGGAGCATGAATTGAGACTCTCGTTCCAACCAAAGTCTTAAAATGTGTAAAAGTTGAATGATCATATGGGTTGATGTTTTTCTTATCAGACCAATACACAACATAAATTGCACTTGTCTCTTCATCAAACCATGATATGTCAACGAATTCAGGTTTTGTCGAATCAGCTCGAATGTTCAAAATTGGATATGATATCTTATGCTTACGAATGATAATGATAATGATGATGACAATCAGAATTACTATGATAGCTACCAAGCTGTATTTTTTTGTTTTAGAGAACGTCATATCACACACTTTAAGGAAGAAGCTTCAACTCTTAAACTTTAGCATCTTAAATGAAGCGTAGAATCGTGATATTAACAATAGTTAGTATCATTGTAATTGTCGTAATATACAGCGCATACAAACAATATCAAAATGCAACAGTATGCCAATTCTGTCAAAAAGAGAAAGCTCAATGGAAACGCATTCCTAATTTAGAGAAAATTGAACAATTCAAGAAGCTCGATCTTGAACCTTCTCATGCCGAATTACAAACTGTGTTGACATGTAACGAATGCAAAGCATCAGCAGGAGGTTTCAGAACTACCAAATGGTTAAGATTATATTGATATTCATTAAATACATTTCAAAGTTTCTTCAAAATATGAGTAGTAAGATACTTGACGAAACAACATTTTTCTTGATATCAAGACATTTGACATTTGATGAGATTTATATGCTTGGATGTCTATGCAGCATCCTTAGAACAAGAGTTCGTGTCATCGGCAACACTTGGAAGAAGATCATGATGTATATGTGCCCAAGTCAACTTTGGAACAAACTCGAAATTGACGATTCAGAATATATTGAGATTGCAATGAATTGTAAGACACCATGGCACAATGTCAGGAAATGCATTTTGAATGATCTCAAGAGACAATACATATTGAGAAGATTGAAACTCGAAATGAGAAATCCTGAAGCATTAAGATTATGCTTAATCATTGAAACTCCGACTCTTCCTTCTCCACATGACAAGACATCATTGACTGGAATTGTTGATATTGATGATGAATACCTCGAACAAGAAATCAATAGATCTAGGGAAGAGAATCAGTTAAAGAAGAGTAGAGCTGCAGATGAGGAAGAAGAAGTTGACGAATGGAGATTGAAATATGCACCAAAAACTGAACCAAAACCTTCTATTATTCAACCTGAGTCAACTTATGACTCTCATCTTAAGAAAGAAGCCTTCAAGAGGAAAGAGTTTGACAAGAACAAGAATTATAAGATTGTCTTCAAAAGAACAGATGGAAGAGTATTCTACTATTGGTGTGACTCCAGACATTATTCTGAGACTAAATTCTATGTCGTTGATCGTCTTCAAAAAGGAGGTCTTGATGTTACGAATGCTCCAACATTCGAACATTGCATAGATGTGAAGAAGACAAAGACTGTGCCGACACAAGACAATTATGCAGAAATATTCAAACTTACGAGTCAAGCAAAAACAGACAAAACTCATACTCATGCAGAAGAATCTATGCCTTTGTTAAGTAGTGGGTTCAGACGTACAGTTGAACCAAATGTACATACATGTATACAATGGAGTGTCAAGGTAGATTTTGTATCATGGTTCGAAAATATATCCAAAAACATAATAGGTTACGTCGAACCTACTTTTGCAGAATCGAATAATGAATAATAATGAAGCAAGACACAAATAAATGGAGAGCAATCCGAGTTTACAAAGACCTACATGTACTGAATGTAGAAAGACATGTCTGAAGGATGAAGATGTCTTGAGTACTTTTCGTGAAATAATACTAAGGACTAATCAAAGCTTGTGTCGTGACTGTGAACTCAAAATTAACAGGAAATATTGGCGTGAGGATTGCATGAATGAGCCCTATTTTTGTGGAAAATGTGGACAACCATGTTCATCTATTGCAGATCAAGTTGAGCATGAAGATGAATGTTGATGATTTCAAATACATGTGATGTATGATGTACATCACATATTTTCAATGTTATCATTGAGCATCATATGTCAAGGTTGAATGTTACCATTGAACATCACGTGTCAAAATCGAATGTTATCGTTGAGCATCACGTGTCAAAATCGAATGTTATCGTTGAGCATCATATGTCAAGATTGAATGTTATTGTTGAGCATCATGTGTCAAAATCGAATGTTATTGTTGAACATCATTGTTGAGCATGATGTGTCAAAATTGAATGTTATCGTTGAACATGATGTGTGAAGATTGAATGTTATCGTTGAACGTCATGTGTGAAGATTGAGCATTATGTGTGAAGATTGA